CAGTTAACCGTTGCCTTCCCTCCAGAAGGAGAAGAGGCAGCAGGCCCTGGGGCTACAGCCGGTGTCCGTGCTGGTGTCTCCGCAGGGATCGTGGAATCTTCCTCACCGTAGGTAGGCATGTCCAGCCCGGTGTAGTCTCCAGGAGAGAAGTTGCCGGAAGCGATAGCCTGCTGTGTCGCATCCTGCTGTGCTTCGTACAGAGCACGGTTAAGCTCGTAGGCCGCGAAGTTCTGCTGCTCCTGCCACGCATCAACGTCACCAATGACTGCCTGACCGAGAGCGTTGTTGTCGCGTCCGAACTCATGTCGTAGCTCCGTCTGCTGCTGCTTGGCTAGTCCTCCCTTGATTCCTCGGGAGAGTAGAGAGTCTGTTAGGTTCTCATCCATCACAGCGTGCGAAGCACGATCCTCCTGATACTGACCATACGGGTTGAGGGCATCCACCCGTAGGTTTCTCAGGGTTCCTGTTGTAGCGTCGATGTCAGCTGTGTACCCTCGCTGACGAAGACCAGACATACGCTGCTGGTTGATCCGGTTCAGCGCGTTCTGGTAGGCAGTTCGAGCCAGGAGTGCTCTCTGGGAATACTGAACTCCACCAGGGATAGGAGTCTGATAGGTACTCATCTGTTAAACCTTGGTAACCTGTAGCGTGACGGGAACAAGATTCCCCGTAAGACCAGTGCCTCCGTGAATCGTATGCGTCTGCGCAGAGGTACTGAACACCTTAACTGAATACGTCACAGAACCCGCCGGGGGCGTACTGAAGACTGTATGCATGAAGGAGTTAGCACTATTCCCTCGAACCTGACCGATGACAGTCGAATCTCGCAGGAAGACGAAAGTAACAGGGTTACCTCCTGATGTCTCGATACGAGGAGTAGCGAATGTCACCGCATGACGAACATTCTCGGCAGTGAACGCATTGCCGGTGATAACGGTGTCAGCACCTGCTTCAGTTGTAGACGTTCCTACAGTGTTCGAAGTCTTAGTCTGATAGTCCTTCTCCGCAGAGGAGCTACTAGCAGCAGCAATCGTTACCTCAACCTCTTCGTTCACTACATCGTCAGTTACCGTCAGCGTTACGTTAGACCCTTCGATGAAGTTGATCGCTCTACGTGTTCCTACTCCTGTACCATTCTTACGAACGATGGTACGAGCAACTGCTCCGAAGAGAGTGGCTACGTTGTTAACGAGGGAGTCTACGTAGTCCACGATGGCGTTCAGGCCGAGACCCGAAGGCGCATCTACAGACGTGTTGTACTTGGGGATCGAGTGATTGGTACTCGGTGTCCCTGTTGCGTCAGTGGCCACTTAGCCTCCTCTCTACAGGGCCTTGAAGTGAACGTTGTCTAGTGAAATCCATGCTCCTCCGCCTCCGATACTCGGAGTTACGGTTCCATCAGCGAGCACCTGAATGTACCCACCAGCTAATGAAGCAGCGTTGACTGAAAGAACAGGTACTTGAGGACGGAACCCCGGAGGCAGAGTGAACATTGAGAGTGCTGCTGAGCCATCCTTGACTCGTCCTCGCAGCCGTACCCATCCAAACGGGTCACGCCAGTATCCAGCGTTGGCCCATCCTCCTCCGAAGTTAACCCACGAGTTCGTGAAAGCAGCATTTCCAGGACGACCTACATCCTTGAAAGAAGCGTTCTTAGTGAAGAGCACTTCGTCTTCCACTGTCAGCACACGGGTAACAAGTAGATCCTCTGCTACTAGCTGCTGGAAGTTCTGTGTGGGCTGCTGCTCAAACAGATCTCGCACAAACCGAATGAGAGTGGAGGGTTCCCACGTACCGATGGTTGCCCCTGAAGGCTGTTCAGCCATGAGAACCCTCCTTACACACGACCAGGCCGCATAAGCTTGTAGCCGATGCTGTAAGGCCCGATCTTCAGACGTGTGATTGCTGACGTTGACTGGTACAGCCGGAAGCTGATGTGCTGACTCCGCTTCAGGAACCGCACACGCTTAGGGATGTACACAGACTGCACAAGCTCTCCCCACGTAGCAAACTGATCCTTCAGAGCATCCCATGTGCTCACGGATGCTGATAGAGAACTCCATGTGTACCCTGACGAAGGAAAGACCGAAGTCAGTGTTTGCCCGACGTTGTTGAGTCCTAGGATGGTGTCGATCTTGATGTCGCCACCCTGTACTAGGTAGTGTGCCGCCAGCTGCTTGAACCGCTTAAGGCGAAGGCTGTCTCCAGCCGCGAACTTCTTGGACTCGAAGAAGAAGTCTGGGCCTGCGGTCAGCCCATCTGCGCCGAATGAATCGGCCCCCTCGGCGTCGAACAGGTCTGAAGCGTCGCAAATGACTCCCTTCGTAGAGTCGTTCACGATGTACCAAGTCTGTCGTCCAGCCGAAGCGGGAAGACGCACCGCTCCTCGTAGTCGCACGTTTGTCAGGAAGGTGATCGATCTCGTCGTCATGTTGATGACTACTACCCAGTAGGTCGGAGTAGTTGAGACGTTCCCCTTAACGATGGCTACTGTAGGATCTAGATCCTCAATGTGTAGGATGTAGTGATCCCTGTCCATCATCGACCACATGCGATAGTTATTCGGATCGAACGAGCGCACACTGTTCTTCCAGACATCCCCTAGCTTCTGCTGGGTCAGGTTGGTCACCTGGATTCCGTCGAAGAAGTGAATGCCCTCGCGTCCGGCCCAGATAGCTCCGCCACCCCACGGCTGCACTGACATACCGGATAGTGCTCCGTCGTCGTGAATCTTCTTCACAGCGAACTGCGAAGGAGAGCTACCGAAGATACCGAAGGTCTCGTTCTCCTTGAAGACCATGAGGTTGTTGTACGCAGGCATCAGAGCGCGGATAGGCTCGTTCACCATCGCGGTAGACGTAACCTCGATCCAATCTCCGTCCTCCGCAACGTCGAGAGCCTCGGCGTCGTTAGTGTCGGAGAACCACACTCGGGATGTCTTGGCAAACTGTGCGCCTAGGTTGGCGTACCACTGTCGCTCCGCGTAGACCGCGTTGAGGAAACCGACCTTTGAGGTGTTCCCGGTGTTCTCAATCGACCAGTCCGCATCAGCCTTGATAGCGATGAACTCCTCATCACTCAGGTCTAGGGCTGCATTCGCTGCAAGCGTCAGCGAAGTCTCAGAAGCTACCGAAGCAACCTTCCCCACGAAAGCGAAGTCGCTCTGTCGGTAGATCTGCCAGGTACCTGAGTTCATCAGCTGCGCTAGAAAGCGCGTCTTTCCTCCGTTAACCGTCGTTGAGTTCGTAGCTGTTGTGATGCGGCCCTTGGTTACCCGAGGGTACAGTCCGCGTAGCGCCTGGAACGTAACAGTCTTGGCAGTGATCGCGTAAGGAGATACCTCCGCTAGCGTCAGGCTGTCGTTCGAAGCGATCTCCATGACCACACCAATCAGGGTGTTCGTATACCCCTCATCAGTGTTAGCGAACAGCCACATACCTGGGGTGATCGTAGATAGCCATGAAGTACCACTACCAGTAACGGCAGCCGATCCTCTAGCAACTGTGATCGTCCCGGTGCTGTTGTTAGCTCTCCATCCTCCACGCCACCACGCGATTCCCTGGTTAGGGTCATTCGCGTCGTATGCGCTAGATACTCCTACCATCGTCCCGCTCTTTAGGCTGGGCTTGGAATCTACGATCCGGTACGGAGAGACAGGAGGTGCTGCTGGAAGGGGATGCGGCCACGCCAGATCAACCTTAGTTGTAAGGTCATCTGACAGGACAGAGAAGTATCCGTTAGACCCGTCTCCGTTCAGAACCGCATAGCGATCTGTTCCAAGAGGATCTAGGGAGATAGCAAAGCCTGTCGCCTTGTTAGTGAAAGCGGCGATGCCGCTGACACCACGAACAGGCCCGCGACGACGTACCTCTCCTGGGCGGTCAACGAGTCCGTCCTGAATCAGACGAGCCTCGGTGTCGTCCAGTTCATGCTGGGGGAGCGCAAGGTTGCTTCCTCCAGGGGCACCAGGAAAGGTCTCTGTCAGGATGGTCATACGCACCCCCTTCCATTTATGTAAGTAGGTCTGAGTCCCACAGGTCGATTACGTGGACGAAGTCTGGGCGGTCGTACTGCTTCCGCCACATATCTTCGCGCATGTTGGCTAGCTTTGACTCGTAGTGCTCCTGATAGCGCATCGCTAGGTCAGGATCGTCCTCCATGTCGTACAGCTTGTAGAGTGCTCCTAGAAGGATCGCCTCATGGTGCTGTCGAGGAACGACGATGCTTGCCTCTGCGGTAGCGTCGGTGACCGGAGTCGGTGTATGGATGTACCGCAGGATGAGTGTCTCATCCGCTGGAGGTACAGGCCACACGTTCAGCTGGTTAGCCACGAAGTAATACATCTGGGCTGGCCCAGTCTGGGTCAGCTGAGATCCGTACATCTTCGTGAAGTCATCCAGCCGCCACGGAGTAAGCGTCAGACCTGTAGTTGGGTTCACCAGAGCAAGAGCCGCTCGGAAGTCCGTAGGCAGGTTCGTAGCTACAGAGCTAGATCCGTTGAACGTCAGAGTGATGCTCTTCTCAAGGAAAGGCCAAGGCTCGCGTGAGCAGATGTCGTAGATCGTTGTGTTGATCTTGTCGAGCTTGGTAGCTAGTCCAGTGTCTGTGAACCCGTTGTCACTCAGGAACTCGATGATGTCTGCAACGCTACTCATCTGGTCTCCTTAGAGTGCTCTTGACATAGCTCCGACAGGGACAGCCTTCCATCCATTGAACGGATCGAATGACCATCCGAGATTCGGATCAAAGCTGTTAACTAGCTCTGGGTACTGAAGGTTGATTGCTGTCCCTCGCGTAGCAAGAGGACTTCCTTCGTAGTCGCCAGGGAGGGCATACTCAGGGCCGCTGTCTCCTGGCGGAGGAGGGGCTAGAGTACCTGTAGGTACTCCTCCCATTGGTGCTCCTACAGCAGGAGGGCCTGGCTGCATAGGTGAGTTGATTGGACTCGTGATCGGGCCGATGTTCGGTGCAGAACCTCGATCTAGGGGACGCCCACCTGGGTTGTACTCAGGAGCGCCAGGACGACCATGACCGCCAGGGCCTAGAGCGCCTAGCACTGAAGGCATAACACGAGAAGCTCGCGCAATGTTAGGCAGAGCAGAACGATGAAGACCAGCCTGACGAACTCCTCCAGGAAGTCCAGTCCCTCCGCCCTTACCGAAGATGGAAGCACCTCGCTGCTGGAGCAGCTTCTGAAGGAGACTCTGACGACGCTTATTTCCTCGGGTCACGTCGATTGGGGGCGATGCGATCATGCTTCCTCCTATGGAATGAAGACGCGAGGGTTAGCGTTCGCTCCGCCCACTCGTCGGTACTCGAACTCGAATCTTTCAGCAGCAATACCCGCACCCTCGTCAGCTACGATCTTGGAACGCTGCTTGGCAGCTTCGTTCCGCTTATCGACCTCAGCGACGATCTTCGCGCCATTACGGCGCACGTCATGCTGAGCCAGCTTACGAGTTACTGCCTCGGGATGAGGAAGTTCGTAGCCTAGGCTGAACACAGGATGCGGGGAATGACCAGCCCTTGTGAAAGCTGATCGAGTGAGGAACACGACCCACTCGCCGTCAGGCTGCTGCCCGAGAACGAGATCAGGATCGTAATCCACTACGGCCTTCGCAGCCCGCTTCTCAGCGAACGTAGAAAGACCACCTTGCGGAGTCCAGATCTGAGTCATGTTCCTCCTTGAGTATGGCGGTGGGTGAGGGGATCGAACCCACACGGGCTATTAACCCATCACGGTTTTCAAGACCGATAAGCACGCCAGCCTTGCGACCCACCGTAGAGATATGGCGGAAGGAATGGGGAACGATCCCATAAGGGCTTACGCCTCGCTCCCTTAGCAGGGGAGTGCCGTCGCCAACCATCGGCTTGCCCTTCCGTAGGTGCTCCCCCAGGGACTCGAACCCTGAAGCCTCGCGGCGCTGGTTTCTAAGACCAGTGCGTTTACCAGATTTCACCAGAGGAGCATGGGGTGTTCGGCGGGATTTGCACCCGCTGCGGCCAGGTTCAC